AAAGTTTATGAAACTAACAACTGCCATGTCAGAAATTGAGGAAGTTGCAAAAAACTGATTAAGGCCGGTTTGCTCCCGGAGTTTAATCTTCGGGTGCAGATCGCTCGTCAATTCGGGCTTTGGCCGTGGGATGAACGAATAACAGAAGCATTAAGTAATGATTACAAGAGGGCAATGTTAATAGCTTCTTTTGAAATCAAAACACCTGAGCAGAGTATAATTGAATTTTTATATAAGGAGTTTCCTGAAATTATAAAAGTGTATTCTGACAGGATAGGAACAGCGGCGTTAGTAGGTGGCACAAATGCGAACAGAGGCACTAAGGCCATAATGAACATGGACGGCTTGTATAAAGATCCAGAAGATGAAACTAATAAACGAATAAGCGGACAGGTATTAGTATTTCCGGGGAGCACAACAAAGGTGATAATGTGATAGGTTTGGGCGGATTCGGCGGACTCGGTGACATAGTTGCTCATATAGGAATAAGTGGCGACAAGCAATTCATTTCTAAAATGCGAGCAATGGATACGCAAACTGCGGCAACTGCCAAGATAATGAATAAGGCTTTAACGGTTTCTTTTCTTGCTGCCACTGCCGCTATAATTGCGTCCTTTACAGCTGCCGCTCAATTTGAATCTTCATTTGCCGGAGTCGTTAAAACCGTTGACGGCCTCGACGATGGTATGGGCAATTTAAATCAAACCGGTAAAGAATTGGCCCAGGGCTTTAGGGATCTATCTTTTGAAATACCCGTAAGCGTAAATGAATTAAACAAGATCGGCGAACTTGGCGGACAGCTTGGGATTGCAAAAGAGGAATTGCTTTCCTTTACTGAAACAATTGCTAAAATAGCCACAACAACAGATCTCACTATTGAAGCCGCCTCAATGGATATGGCGAAGTTTGTCAACGTTACAAAGCAAGTTGCGCCTGCCGGAATGTTAGCATCTGAACAGATTGAACGTATGGGATCTACAATTGTAGAACTTGGTAATAATACAGCCACAACTGAATCGGCAATTTTAGCAATGGCTACACGGATTGCAGGTGTTGGTAATATAATTGGATTAACACAACCAGAGATATTAGGTATTTCAGCTGCCATGTCTGCCGTTGGAATTAACGCCCAGGCCGGTGGAACTGCCATGTCAAGGGCAATGACAATGATGGCCACGGCAGTTGAAATGGGCGGCGGTGAAATTGAACTGTTTGCAGAAGTATCGAAATTATCAGTTGATGAGTTTTCAAGATTGTTTAAAGACGATGCGGCTGCGGCTATTTCTGCATTTTTAGTTGGGCTTGGTGAAATTAAAGAAGACGGTGGAAATACATTTAAAACGATAGACGAATTAGGGTTTTCAAATATTCGCCTACAGACTGCAATGTTAAAAGGCGCAAGCGCAAGTGATTTATTCACTAAATCCTTAGCAATGGCGAAAGCAGAATATGAATTAAATACCGCCCTGAATATTGAGTTCAATAAACGTGCAAGTACTTTAATATCAACGCTGAAAATGTTAGGTAATGTTTTATATGATGCCTTTATTGAAGTTGGTAATAAGTATCTGCCAGCATTAAAAGATTTTTTGAATAACCTAAAGGAAAACCCGGAAGCGATCAGGGATGTTGTAACCAATTTAGTCCCATTGATAGTTAAAATAGGACTGGCTGCGGGTGCAATTAAACTATGGATTTCAGTATCAAAAACATGGATTGCGCTTGGTTTACCGGTCAGCATTCTTGCATTGAAAACGGCATTTGCATCATTGACTACTTTTATAGTGGCTAATACCGCATTGCTTGCACCCTTGGTAATACTATTATTGGCAGCAGGTGCGGCAATGATAGTGGTAAATTTAGCCGCCAATGATGCTTACAAATCAATGGCATTATTAAATGCTGCTATTAAAGTACAGCAGGGGTTAGTAGACGAAAACAGGATGCGTTTAGAGAAAATGGTTGGAATTTATGAAGAGCTTGGCGAGCACGCAGCAGATGACATGGTCAGATTGAATGATGTTGAAATGACAGTAGCCGAAGCAACAGAAAAAATAAACGAACAGCTTGTGCTTATGAAGGAAAACGGAAAAGGTATTGCTGATATTGAATTAACATTTGATAAAATAGTGACGGTCGGGGGTGAATTATTTAATGTCACGGAAGCACTTGCCGATTCAGGTATAACCTTAACAAGTTCTGTTCAAAAACAAATAGTAGAACTTGAAAAATTATATCCATTCATTAAAGACGACGCACTAGCCACTTCTGAATTAACTGAAAAAATTAAAGAATTAAAAGAAAGAATAATGCCAGCAAGTGATGCAACAAAAATATTAAAAGAAAGAATGGGGGAATTTAAAGCAATCATTCCAGACATAAAGATTGGGGTATCTGATGCTTCTATTGAAATGTACATATTGGCAGACAATACAAAGGCTCTGGCTGATAAAACAAAGGAAGCAGCGGATGCGGCAGAGGCCGCGGCAGAAGCAATAAAAAAAGAAAAGGAACAGGCCATAGGTGCCGCTTATGCTTTGGGTGATCTTTGGGATGCCTTTGGTGATGGCGATCGGGTTATAAGTAATTTAATGACTGCATTTGAAAAACTTATTTCTGGTGATTATATTGGAGCCGTAATTGCTGGATTAAAGTTGCTATGGGAAGCAATTTCATCAGATGATAAAATTTCTAAAGTTGAAGAATTTGAGGCCGCTGGAATAAAAATGAATGCCGCTGTATATGGGGAAATACAGGCACTTGCAGCACTTGCAACGAGTTATAATCTAACAGACGCAGAAATAGAACAGGTAATTAATAAACTAGATGCACTATTTGAAAGTATTGGAAAGGTTAACTTTTTAATAGATCAAGAAACTATTGATATTTATAATTCATGGGTAACGGCACTGGGTTCAGCGGGCGCATGGCTAGCAGAACTACAAATTCAAATAGAGGGTATGTATTTATTGGACGGAATTTTTTCCCAGGCAGAATTACAGGCCATGTGGGATTATAGTTCTGCCGGACTTTCGGTTGCTGAACAATTAGAAAAAATACAAGAATTATTACTTGCTGGTGGCCCGCCGGAATGGTTAGCTTTTTTACAAGAGCAATATAATTTATTGATAGATACAACCGAGGCCCTTGTTGATCAAGAGGGTGCGGTTAATGGATTAGTGATTGCATGGGAAAAGTATTACAGTGTCTTATTTGAAGAATTTTCGACTTTTGAGCAAAACGTACAAACGGCAACTCAGGGAATACAAGATTTGTTATATTTTAATATAGACCTTGATACTACCGATGCTGACGAACAAATATGGGCGTCAATGCTTGCCATGCAGGCCTATCTCAGAACTTTAGATCCCAACTCTCAGGCTTATAGAGATGGTTACAAAGCATTACAGGATTTGTGGCTGTTATACGACCAACTCGGAACGGGCAGAACTCTTGATATTTCTTTTCCCGTAGACCTTGATCAACTTGATAATTTTACCAGGGTGACCGGGGAGATGAGCGATGCGCTTGGTGATGCGTCAGATCAAGCAGAACGTCTTGCGGCTGAGTTCGCAGAATTAGAAGGCAAGGTTATAATTATTAACGATTATATTAATTACCTAAATGCAGAGCTTGATATACTTTACGCACAACGCGACAGGGTAATAGAAATAAAAAATAGTATTGCGGAAATTAGCGAAGTGATTGAATTGTTAAACGGCGACGATGTTAATTTCTATCAGATTGACAAGATTTTGACAGATCTCGGGCTTAAATTGGATGCTTTTGTTATTCAGTGGAGTGCGGCATTTGGACAAATGTTAACAGACTATGAACAATTCGGTCTTGACATGGCGGCTGCCGATGCAGCAATTCAATTATTAATGGATTTCAATGTTGATCTTGACACAACCGATGCAGATGAACAAATCAATGCATTAATTTTTAAATGGTTAGCATATTTGGATACATTAGATCCAGGTTCTGCCGCTTACACAAGAGCAAAAAAAATGATAGATGATTTAATTGCAAGATTTGAAGAGCTTGGCGGAACCCTTAGTGAAGAGGATGCCATTGCATTCAATACAGCATTAGCGCAAGCGGCTATTGACGAACTGGAAGCCGAATTAAATGGTTTGCCCACAGAGTTTGAACTTAATATGGCCATACAGGAAACGTTGGATAAAATAGCTGAATTGTTGGCATTATTAAATAAAATATTATTAAGAATGCTTGAAATTGCCGGTATGGAACTTGATATAGAAATACCACCCCCGGCTGATCCTTGGTGGGATGAACCAATAGACTTAAAAATTAATATGCCCGACATACCAATAATCCCTCCGGCCGATAAACCTTGGTGGATGGACGAAATCGAACTTAATGTAAAACCACCCGACATACCAATACCACCCCCGACTGATCCTTGGTGGGATGAACAAATTTTACTTGAATTTGAGGTAGATATTGGCCCCAGACCGTCTGACGCTTGGTGGAACGAACCTATTACAATTGATCTTTATTACAATATTAAAACCATAGGCACACCGCCAACAGG